TTTAATCCACCTCCTCTTAGAAAAATTACTGACTTCAAAAGTCAGTTAACTGGAGGTGGTGCAAGAAGTAATCTTTTCGAAGTTGTAATTTCTTTCCCAGATCTTGCGAAAGTTGAAAATGCAGTTTTAGAAAAATCTAGATTTTTAATTAAGGCTGCCAATTTACCAGCATCTCAAGTTGCAATGATTGATGTACCTTTTAGAGGTCGCACATTAAAAGTTGCTGGTGATAGATCTTTCGAAAGTTGGACTATTACAATTGTTAACGATACTGATTTCGGTATCCGTTCAGCATTTGAAAATTGGGTCAATAAGATCAACAGAGTTTCTGATGGAACTGGTGCGACAGATCCAGCTTCTTATACTGCAGATGCATTTGTCTACCAATTAGACCGTGATGGAAAGACTTTAAGAGCTTATCATTTATATGATTTATTCCCAACTTCAGTTGCAGCAATTCCAGTGTCTGCAGATAATGCAAACATACAGGAATTTACCGTAGAACTTCAAGTTCTTTGGTGGGAAGCACTTAAAGGTAATTCACCAATTTCAGGTGGAGTAGATATTAACTAATAAATAGTACATACTAAGCAGTTAAATTTATAAAATGGCAAAACTTTTTGGTTTTTCAATTGAGGACAGTGAAAAAAAATCTAATTCTATAATATCCCCCGTTCCTCCTTCAAATGAGGACGGGGTTGATCATTATATACAAAGTGGATTTTATGGACAATATGTAGATATTGAAGGTGTTTATAGAACAGAATTTGATTTACTTAAAAGATATAGAGAAATGGCACTTCACCCAGAGTGCGATAATGCAATAGAGGATATTGTAAATGAAGCTCTTGTGAGTGATTTGTATGATTCTCCAGTTGAAATAGAACTTTCAAATTTAAATGCCAGTGATAGATTAAAAGATATTATACGCAAAGAATTTAAATCTATCAAAGAAATGATGGACTTTGATAGAAAGTGTCATGAAATTTTTAGAAATTGGTACATTGATGGTAGATTATTTTATTTAAAAGTTATCGATGTAAAAAGACCTGAAGATGGGATACAAGAAATAAGATATATTGATCCCATGAAAATGAAGCATATCAAACAAGAAAAGAAAAATAATAAAAAAACAGTAAGACTACCTAACGATCAAGAAGATATCAAGTTCCCAGAGACTGAAGAGTATTTTATATACACACCATCTCCAAATTTTCCATTAACGTCATTTAATAGCAGACCTCAAAAAGGTATTAAAATAACAAAAGACTCAATTACATATTGCACTTCTGGTTTAGTTGATAGAAATAAAGGTACTATTTTATCATATCTTCATAAAGCAATTAAATCACTCAATCAACTTAGAATGATTGAAGATTCTCTCGTTATTTACAGATTATCAAGAGCACCAGAACGTCGTATTTTTTATATTGATGTTGGAAATTTACCTAAAGTAAAGGCTGAACAATATCTTAAGGAGGTAATGAGTCGTTATCGTAATAAACTTGTTTATGATGCCAATACTGGAGAAGTGCGTGACGATCGTAAGTTTATGAGTATGCTTGAAGATTTTTGGTTACCAAGAAGAGAAGGTGGAAGAGGAACTGAAATTACAACTTTACCTGGTGGTCAAAATCTTGGAGAATTATCGGACGTTAACTATTTTCAAAAGAAACTTTATAGATCATTAAATGTCCCAGAATCAAGAATTACTGGTGATACTGGATTTAATTTAGGAAGATCATCAGAAATTCTTAGAGACGAATTAAAATTTGCAAAGTTTGTAGGAAGACTTAGAAAAAGATTTGCAAGCATGTTTAATGATATGCTTCGTACTCAATTACTTTTAAAAAATGTAGTATCCCCAGAAGATTGGGAAATGATGGAAGATCATATTCAATATGATTTTCTTTATGACAATCAGTTTGCAGAATTAAAAGAATCTGAAATGTTGACTGATAGGTTAACTCTTGCAACTACTATAGAACCTTATATTGGAAAATATTATTCTACAGAATATGTAAGAAAAAAAGTTCTAAGACAAACCGATTCTGAGATTATTGAAATTGATTTGCAAATTCAAGATGAAATACAAAAGGGTATTTTACCTGATCCAAATGCTCCAGTTGATGAAATGGGTAATCCAATTCCACAAGAAGGTGGAGCAGTTTCTCCGGAACAAGAGGTGATGGGAACTGGAGAAGCACCTCTTGGACAAGTTCCAGAAGAACCAGGAATTGATGCTTCTATGGTACAACCACCAGAAATTAAACCAAAAGGTGGAAAAATATAAATATCAATATAATAATAATATAAATTTATGGACAACATTATAGATTTGATTGCTACAGATGCTTCTCCAGCAGAAATTTCTGATGCAATTAAAGGCGCACTTTTTTCAAAATCTGCAGAAAAAATTGACCAAATTCGTCCATACGTTGCAAATGCAATGTTTGGAATAGAAGATACTGAAGATGATGAAGTTGATTATGATGATAATCAAGATCAGGAAGACGAATAATGACCACAAAAATTTTAGGTGCTGAAATTGCCTTACCAATATTAACTGGATCTGCAACTAGTTTTAGTTCTGCTACTGTTGTTCGTCTTGTAAATACAGATACTTCGTCTCATGTAGTATCAATTGTTGAAACTCAAGGTGGAACTGGTATTGGTTCTATCACTATGCCAGGTGGATCTGTTGAACAGATTGTAAAGTCTGCAAGTCATTGCGTTTTTGCAGATAGTGCTTTAGTTAGAGGAACAAAAGTAGGATTTACAAACTAAAACAATGAAATTAATCACAGAAGAAGTATCAGAAATTAAATTTATTACTGAAGGAAAAGGTAATAATAAAAAAATGTTTATTGAGGGAATTTTCCTTCAAGGAGACATTTGTAATCGTAATGGAAGAATGTATCCAATGGAAACACTCTCTCGTGAGGTAAAAAGATATACAGAATCATTTATTAATAAAGGTCGTGCACTGGGTGAACTTGGACATCCAGATGGACCAACTGTAAATCTTGATCGTGTTTCACATAAAATTGTTTCTTTAACTGCAGAAGGAAATAATTTTAAAGGTAAAGCACAACTTCTTGAAACTCCTATGGGTAAAATTGCAAAATCACTTATTTCTGAAGGTGTAACTCTTGGTGTTTCTTCTCGTGGTGTTGGTTCACTTAAGATGACTAATGAGGGTCATAAAGTTGTTGGTGAAGATTTTATGCTTGCAACTGCTGCAGATATTGTTGCAGATCCTTCAGCTCCCGATGCTTTTGTTCAGGGAATTATGGAAGGAAAAGAATGGGTTTGGGAAGGAGGAATTCTTCGTGAAAAACTTGCAGAATCAACAAAGCGTAAAATTAATACTTTAGTTGATGAAAGAACTCTTCAAGAAAACAAAGTTTTATTGTTCCAAGAGTTTCTCTCAAATTTATAAATTATAAATAAATATAGATTATAATAAACGATCTAAAACAAATGTCCGTTGGTAAAAATTTACAAGAAATGGAAAACGTAGTAACCAAAGGCGCACAACCTGCAGAACCAATGCAAAAGTTAACGACTGGTATTCCTGCCGGTCAAACTGGTGGTTGGGAAGATTTAGGTGGCCCTACTCCAGATAACTATCGTCCAGATGACGATTCTGCAAAAATTAAAGATCCCGCAACAACTCTTGCTCAAGTAAAGAATGTTGTTAATATGAAAGCAGCAGCAGTTAAAGAAGAAACTGTTGATGACGAATCTGAAATTATTTCTGAAGAAGAGGAAGAGGTAGTTGAAGAAGAAGGTGAAGAAGAAGCAGAAGAGGAAGAAGTCGTAGAAGAAGATGAAGAAGAGGAAGTTGTAGAAGAAGAGTTTGACATTGAAGAAGATGTCAATGCTCTTCTTGCAGGTGAAGAACTTTCTGAAGAATTCCAAGAGAAAGCACGCACAATTTTTGAAGCTGCTATTCGTTCAAAAGTTTCTGAAATCAAAGAAGAACTTCAAGAAACTTATGAGAATGCTCTTGTTGAAGAAGTTAACTTCATTAAACAAGAACTTACTGAGCGTTTAGATGCTTATCTTGAGTATGTTGCTGACGAGTGGATTCAAGAGAATGCACTCGCAGTTGAACACGGTCTTAAGACTGAAATGACCGAATCATTCCTTTCTGGAATGAAGAGTCTTTTTGAAGATCATTATGTTTCAATCCCTGAAGATAGATATGATGTAATCGAGAGTATGGTAGATAAACTTGATGAAATGGAAGAAAAACTCAACGAGCAAATTGAAAGAAATATTGCTCTGAATAGAAGATTAGCCGAGTCGGTTGCTGATGTAATCTTTGCAGATGTCGCTGAGGGTCTCGCACTTTCTCAGAAGGACAAACTCGCTTCTCTTGCAGAAAATGTTGAGTTTGATAGTGAAGAAAACTATCGTGAGAAACTGGTAACTCTGAGGGAATCATATTTCCCAACCAGACCTGCTGGTACTCAAATAGATGTCTCTGAGACTTTATCTGAAGGAGTCTCTCATGATACAGATTTAAATGAATCTGTAACACCAATGATGGGAGCATATCTTCAGACACTCAGTAGAGTCGCTAAAAAGTGATTTTTAGATTATATAAATCAAACTAAATTTTTTAAAAGAGGTAAAACCAATGCAAATGTTCAATGCAGAATATTTGCAGGAGAAGTGGGCACCTATCCTGGACTACTCAGGACTCGATGAAATCAAAGATTCACATCGTAGAGCTGTAACCGCTA